TTACATACTTGTTATCCGCTTCTTTTTCAGCTTTTAATATTGCATCAATTTGTTCTTGGGTAAATTCTTTCTGTCTCATTTCAAATACACACCTTCCAAGTTGGTATGTATTTATTATATCATAAATTAGTTCAATTTTGCATCCCCCAAAAACCCAGTGTTCAAGCGGTTTGTTGAACTTTTGTTGATGCTGATTTCAGTCCAAAATGACCCCCATTAGTAACATGATAGTAACAAATATATAGACCCAGGTGAAGGGAAATGCTTCCCATATTCAACTTTGATTTTGCTACATGCAACCATCTTCATCAATCCATCACCACAAGTTATATAATGCCCATATAAAGATTTTTATGTGCTACCCTTAGAGTTATCACCCAAAGCAACCGTTGTTCATATAGGTTCATTTGGCTTTCAGAATCATATCAGATAATTATACCACAAAGGTCAATCACATGGTATAATTAAGAATTAAGAATTGAAAAGTTAATTTCAAAATAATGAAGGGGGTGTCCAGGATGACATTAGATGAATTGATGCACAAATACAGGGAAACATTCAATGACCAATTTCCTTTGATGATTGTTCGCAACACATCTGAACAGGAAATCATCAACATGATTGAAGACTGCATCAAAACTGGACTGCCTTTTGAACCTGAAATGGATGAAGATGTGGACTATGGAAAGGTGTGCTGCCAACCAACACCAAGTTTCATTGATTCACCGTACTTTGTAGAAGAACCTTTCAATTGGCATTTGACAGAAGATGCACCTGATGACATCAAGAAGGAATTTGAAGAATACATGAAAGAATCAGTAACTCATCCTGGTGAAGTTATTACCTTTGCAAAAGCACAAGGTTATGATGATGCTTCATACATTGGAAAATGGAAAGAATATGAAGTATATGAACCAGTTTACAGTGGTGATGATGTTTCCTTTGTTGGTGTTCCCCTTCTGATTCTTGTGAAGGGTGACAGCATCCGAATGTCAACAGTTGAAGAAGCATTTGAACAACTTAATAATCAAAGCACCCTGACCAAATAGCCAGGGTGCTTTTTCATGCAAAATCAGGGGGTACAAATATACCAAGGTACTTGAAAAAATGTCATATAACGCATTATATAAGGTCGGTTTTTCACTGTTTTGTCCAAGCGAACATGGTATTGATGAAATTGAGCATTTCCACCCTGGTCACTTCACCATCAGGGTTGAATTGGTCATTATATTCAAACCAACGATAAGATATAGCAGTATTGATTGAATCCCTTGCCCAATGCTTGGTGATAATCTTCCATTCAGTATTGGGTTTTGCAAACTTTGCCAGGATGGACACCATTTCACCCCAGGTGACATTCTTATCAGGGTTGAACTTTCCATCAGCACCACCTGCAATCAGACCTGCATTTGCTATTGTGCTGACCGCTTCACTGTACCAGGCATCTGTTGCAACATCATTGAAGCTGTTCTTTTCAGAATAGACAGCAGCTTTACTTTCAGGGGTCAGAAGTCTATACACGATTTGGGCAAGCTGTGCCTTTGTGACAGTGTCTTTATTGCCCAGTAGACCATCAGTGTACCCAAGCAGGTATTCTGTCTTTGTGGTGTCCAGGACAGCCTTTCCTGATGACAATACAACAGGGGTCTTGGTCACTGTTGGTGTGACAGTGGGGGTATAGGATGAATGACTGCTGCCACCGCTACTGTGATTTGAAGAAGGGGGTGTGACTGGTTCAGGGTCAGGTGTAGGGTCAACAGGTGTTGGAACTGGTGTATATTCTTCAACTTTGTAAGTCTTCCCATTGGTCAACCCAACAATTTCTGTTCCAGTCAGTGTTCCTGATTCTGATTCCACTGATGTCAGTGTTCCATCTGCTTTCACATAGCTTGTGGTTTCATCCACTGTGACCTTGTATTTCTTGCCTGATGTAAGTCCTGTGATTTTTCCATCACCTGCTGTTCCCAGGGATGCTGAATCAAGAATGACTGCTGTTGGTGTGGGTGCAGGAAGTTCAAAATCTAATTTTAAGAAAGAACCACCTGCTGCATCAGTGAAATCTGACACCCAACCTTTGACAATTATGTTTTCATCAGCATATAAGGCTTGTAACACTTCCAGGTTTTGTTCATGGGTCAGTGTTCCAAATTCATCATTGGCAATGTCAGCACCCCCATTTGTTGCTGTATTCTTGAAAATCTTGCTGTCAGTGATGGTCAGAACACCACTGTTATAAATTCCACCGCCAAGATTGTCTGCACTGTTTCCTGTTATGGTGCTTGATGTAATATTACAGGTTGATGCAGTTGATGCAATCAGAATTGCACCGCCTTTTCCAGTAGCATGACCATTTGTGAAAGTGCAGTTTTCAATATGGGTTGGTTTACCTGAATTGATTCTTATGTGACCACCATCCATGCTGCTGTTAGAATCGAAGCTGCAATCCTTGAAATAAACTTCACCATCACCAATTGAAACTGCACCACCAGGCATTGGTGAAACAACATTCTTGATGGTCACATCTTGAAAAGTAGCATCTGCACCAATGCCAACGAAGGAAAAGTTTGAGGATAAATTATCACCATCAAAAGTGATATTTTGAACCAGGAAGGGTGCTTCTGAATAGGACAATGACAAATAACTATTGTCTGTTATTCTTTTCAGAATGATGTGCTTGCCAGGGTCACCAATTACTGTGTCAGCATATAATTCAATTTGACCGCTGAATCCAATGACATCACCATCCGCTGCTGTGTTAATTGCAGCTTGTAGTTCTGCCAATGTGCTTACTTCAACATCAGGTGAAGCTGCATATGCCTGTGGTGTATGGCATAACACCATGACCATCACCAGACATACTGCCCATAGGAATTTGGGGAAGGGGAATCTGTTTCTTTCTGTTTTGTTCATCTCTTGTGAACCTCCTAAAAATAATATTTGGCAGTCACACTGCCATACTTATATTATAGGTTGTCTTGTCCACAATTCGCTTTAATTCGACAAAAAGAAAAAGACCCCTGAACCGAAGTCCAAGGGTCTTAAAACATATCATTATAAATTTAGATTGTTGATTTTAGAAGGTTTTTAGGTGCTTTTGTTACTAACCTGATATTAACAACTTATTCATGCACACCTTCTGCTGATTTTTCAATTGCTTCATTCACCCCTGACACCAGGTAATCAATCACACCATCCAAATCTGCTGTTTCACGAATATCCCCAAAGGTGTTATTCAGGTTTACACTGATTTCAGCAGTGGTGTATCTATTTACAGTGTCCCTTTCGGCAGCATCACGAAGATATTTCATGTCTTCTTGACTGATTTCAACGGAATCTTTTATTTCACCAGTGTTTTCAGCAATATCAGCAATGTTAGCTGCTATGTTTGAAGAATCATATGAACTGGAAGTGTCAACTGCACTGATTCTGCTGTCAATTTCAGCCTGTCTTTGTTCAGTAGCAGCAAAGGCATCAGTCTTCATTTGATTCAGTGCTGCATCCCTGCCAAGTGCATTGGCTTCCATCTGACTTTGGTAGTTTGCCAGGTCAGATGCTCTTGCCATCTTTGCAGCTTCATTTTCAAGCTGTGCATTAGTTCCAAAGGTAACCTGTGCAACTGCATCAATGGAAACACCAGGAATGTTGTTCAGCATCCCAATGAAGTCATTGATGATGTCAATTGCACCATTGACCATGTTTTGAAGTATCATCAGAACCCCTGACTTCATATCACCCATGAAGTTCTGAATGGCATTGCTTGCTGTCATAATTCCAAGCATCAGCTTGTCCCACAAACCAAGAACCCAGTATATTCCTGTGAAGAATCCTATCTTGACCCAATCCCAGGCAGTCATGATTGCATTTGTAGCAATAAGCCAGGCATTTTGGATGCCACCAACAGACTTCACCCATTTATAAATTGCACCAACCACAAGACCAATTGCAAGGGCAATCCAAAACAGTGGGTTAGTCATTAAAGTGGTAAAGAATGCTTTGGCTGCACCGTTTGCAATCCATGTTGCAACAGTTGTTATTCCAAGACCAATTGCATATGCACCAAGGGCAGCAGCAGCACCAAGAACTATTGGTTCTAATGTATCCCAATTCTGTGCCAGTAGACTGATGAAGTCAAGCAGGGGTTGTCCAATCATTACAAGTTCATTCATGACCCCAGTCCAAACCTGTGCCCAAGTCATGGGCATTGATTCAAACTGTGCATTGATAGCATCAGTGGATGAAAGCATTGCATTCTTTACAATGTCAGCAGTGATTTGACCTTCTGATGCCATGTTTCTGATTTGACCAATTGGAACATCCATATAAT